TTTTGAAGCTCACTAAAACTGCACATCCCGACTTGCCTGTCCCTGAGATTGAGATCGAAGAACAGACAAACCGTGCTATTTCAGCGCAAGAGGCAAAAATTGCCGCTTTAGAAGCAAGACTCCGTGAGAAAGAGGCGAAGGAAGAGTTATCCCGTCGCCGTAATACGCTCAAGGAGAAAGGCTTTGCGGAAAATGATGACGACATCAAGATGATCGAGAAAATCATGGTTGAAAAAGGCATCAACAACCATGAGACTGCGGCTCAGTACATCATGCAAGAGAAGCAGCTCGACCGTCCAACGCCGGTCTTTAATGGCTCAACCATCATCAACAAGATGGGTGTGCAGAACTTCTTGAAGAATCCGGTGGCGGCTGCGCGAGAGCAGGCTGCACAAGCGTTCAATGAGTTGCGCGGCAATAGCCGACAACGACCCATTGGTTTAGGTTAAAGGGCTGTTTCTTAGGAGCACAACATGGCTATCGGTGGTGGTATTCTCCCAGCATCGGGCACCAGTCAGTTTAATGAACTTACCTATGTAACCCGTAGGGCGTTCATTCCCAAACTGGTTGTCCAGCTTTACAACTCAACACCCCTGCTTGCTGCACTGCTGGCGAACTCTCAGACCGCTTCAGGCGGTGTGTCGTCCGTCACCGTGCCAGTTCAGGGTTCTCAATTTGTTAACGCCCAGTGGTCGGACTACTCTGGCTCGTTTGCTCAGCCTGCTGTTCAGCAGGGTGCGTATAACGCCGAGTGGAACTTAAAGCTGATGATTGCCCCTGTACCGTTCCTCGGTATGGAAGGTGCTGTTCAGCAAGACTACGCAGTGATCCCCTTGATCGAGGCTCGCATGAACGATGCGACCAACGTCATGATGGACGCTATGGCAACTTCGCTTTACACCAACACGACCAACACCCAACAGTTCACAGGCTTGCCTGCTGCTGTGGATGATGGCACGGGTACTGCGACGTACGGCAACATCAACCGTTCGACCTACACCTGGTGGAAGTCTAAGCAATACGCTGCTGGCTCGGTTAACCCGACCCGTCAGAACTTGCTTCAGTACATCTCCGGTACGGTTAAGAACTCGGCTGAAGTGCCGACGTTTGGCGTATGCGGCTTTGGTACTTGGACGCTGTTGCAACAGGACTTTGTAGGCCAAGAAACCTACATGATCACACCTGGAAGCAACTTTGCTAACAGTCCTGATGGCCCGTCATCTGGCTTCCGTGCATTGATGGTTGCTGGTGTGCCGATCTATCCTGATCCGTACTGTCCAGAAGGTACTTTGTACTTGCTGAACACCAACTATCTGAGCATGTACATCCATGAGCAGGCTGAGTTTGCGTTCACTGGTTTTGAGTCCACGCTACCTAACTGGCAAATTGGTTATGTTGGCGCTGTGTTGACCATTGCAGAAATGGTTTGCACCAAGCCAAAGGCCATGACCAAGGTAACGGGTTACAACTCGTTGACCCTGTAAGGAGCAAAAAATGGCACTTGCACTTAATAAAATCATCGTTAGTGGCTTAGCAGCCAACTCTGACGGCGCTTACTTTGACTATGTAACGCAGTCAGTAACTGCTGGTACCGATTACACGGTTCCTGCCGGTCTTTACATCATCTATCCAGTCGCTAACTGTAAGTTTCAGGCTTACAACGGCTCTGCATGGGCTGATGTGATTGCCGCTAATACGGGTGGCATGATTGTTTCTGATGGTCAGAACGTGAAAATCGTTTCGACTTCAGGCACTGTGACTGCTGCTTACCTAACGGTCAATGGTGGCGCTGCTGCTACTGGCACTTACAACAGTTAATTGGAGTAAAGCATGGATGCCAACAAAGTAGGTAGTCTGCTACCTCAGCAGTTCGGAGGTATCCTGCTTGGGACATTGGTCGGCGCGAACATGAACTCGACCGCCGATCAAATGATCACGATCTTTAGCAATCCGGCCAAGTACATTGTGCGTCGGATTGTTGTGACCAATGCTTCAATTTCATTATCCACGGCTGCTGGCGGCGTTTATACCGCTGCTAGCAAGGGTGGTTCTGCGGTTGTAGCAGCTTCCCAGGCTTACTCCACGTTAACAAGCTCTGCGTTGTTTCTTGATTTGACGCTTAATACAACATCGAGTATCAACATTACAGTGAAGTCGGCTGTACCAAACCTTTATTTGTCGCTCACGACAGCACAAGGTGCGGCTGCAACGGCTGATGTGTACGTTTACGGCGATATACTGCAAGCGTGATTTACGTTACTAACAAGGGCGCTCATGCACTGATCGATCATTTCGATGGTCAGCCGTATGAGTTCCCGCCTGATACGTGCATCGGGATACCTGAAGAAGTTGCAAAACACATCTTTGGGTATGGCGATGACAACAAGATTCCTTATCTGGCTCGGCATGGTTGGATGAAGATGAATACGGACTATGATGCTGCCATGAAGCGTCTTGGTAACTTTTCATTTAGCCGCGAGCCAGTAACTACCAGCCACTTGTCAGCCCTGGTGGTGGAGCGAGTAGCCCCTCCTCATCCGAAAGGAAAGGCGGGGCAAAAGTCCAGCTCCTTGGCCTCTAGCCAATGAGGTTTGAATGGCAACTTACTCTGGGTACATCACAGAGGTTAGAAGGCTTCTGCACGATGCGGCTGGTAACTTTTGGACAGATACCGAGTTAGCAGACTACATTAACGCTGCGCGTGAGCGCGTCGTTCGTGATACTGGTTGCCTTCGTACCCTTCAGTCATCGATAGCAACCAATGCTGTCGAAACGCTTAACTACTCGGCACTGCCTGAAGCAACTCGTACGATTGATGTTTTGAACATCAACTTGTACTGGGGTAACACACGCATTCCATTGCGCTACATGGCATGGTCTGACTTTAACGCCCAGTTGCGTTTTTGGCAGAACTATACGGGTAGACCCGTTGCATTCAGTCTTTACGGTCAGTCAACCATCTTTTTCGGCCCCATACCCGATCAGAACTATGTGATTGAGGTTGATACGGTGGTATTGCCACTGCCTTTGACTTCAAACTCATCGGTTGAAACCATTCTTGACCCTTACACCACGCCTGTTGCTTACTACGCAGCGCATACCGCTAAGTACAAAGAGCAAAGTTATGGTGAGGCAGAGATATTTAAGGCGCAATACGATCAGAAAGTGCGAGCAGCACTGACTTCGACGATGACGCGCAGGCTTCCTACACCCTATAGCACACCCTACTGATCATGGCCGCGACTGAACAGAAAAAGTCGTATCAGGTCGTTAAGGACTTTAAGGGTATCAATACCAAGGCGAACCGCACTTCGATTCAAGAGACTGAGTTTGCATGGCTAGAGAACGTCATGCCTATTGGTTTTGGCAATTTGAAGGTGGTTGGCAAGCAAACGGCAGTTGGCGCAATCACATGGGGTGGCACGGTCTACTACATGGGCCAAGGCAACATTGGTGGTTCAGAGTATCTCTTTGCTTTCTTCACGAATGGAGGCGCTGAGTATGTCAATCTCTCGACAAATGTTAAATCAACGTTTGCTGCATCCTCGACATTCAGTGGATCAACGACTCAGATCACCCAATGGAAGAATGAGCGAATCCTTATCATTGACTCAACTTATGGATACGCTACATTCGACGGGACGAATCTCGTTCGGATCGGTTCGGTCGCAACCATCACTATCACCGCAGCAGGGACAGGTTACGCCACGCCGCCGAGCGTTTTAATCGGCCCACCCAATGAGACTGGCGGTATACAGGCAACTGCTACCGCAACGGTTGGTGGCTCAGCAGTTACTTCAATTAGCATTACCGAATACGGTACGGGCTATACCTCTGCGCCAAGCGTTTATATCGGCTCACAAGGTTCAGTAGCATGGGCAGGTAGCACTGCTGTTGCATTAGGCGCATTGTTATCGTCTGGTGGCAATTACTACATGGTAACTGTCGCTGGAACGACAGGTTCTACAGCCCCTGTTCACACTTCTGGCTCGCAGACGAATGGCACGGCTACGCTACTTTATGTGACGGTTAACAATGGTTCTGGCTCTGGCGCTACTGCTACAGCCACAAGAATTAACCAGCCTGGTATTGCCATTGCATCATTTAGCGGCAGGGTGTGGATTGCACAGAATCGTACGATCTACTACACGGCAGCAGACAGCTATAACGACTTTACAAGCGTATCGGCAGGCAATATCACGATTACTGATGCCACATTGCATGGCGACATCATTCAGATTGTCTCTGCCAACAACTTCTTGTACATCTTTGGCACCGATTCAATCAACGTATTCTCTGATGTGCGTGTCAGTACGACGGGTATAACGCTCTTTACGAACACAAACATCTCGGCATCAATCGGTTCTAACCTCAAGTATTCGATATTTGCTTACTTTAGGTCGATTTTCTTCATGAATCGATACGGTATCTACGCACTTGTAGGCGCTACAACAAGCAAGATTAGTGACGCGCTAGATGGCGTATTCCCAGGCATTGATTTCACTGCCGGTATTTATGGTGGTCAAGTCGTCATTAACAATATTTTGTGCGCTGCGTTTCAGTTTGTGTATGTCT